TGGAAGAATCAACATGCGCCATCCTGTAGGATTTGGCATCCGTTCTAATAAAGACTTATCTAGTAATGTAGGGTCTAGTACCCTTTCTTCTGGTTTGACGAAAGCATCGTCTACTGGCGATCCATTTCCGTCCCAACCAGGCTCTTTCTTTTTATTTTCCTTTTCAATCTCACTTGCGATATGGTCAGGTACTACTACTCCTGTCATCGTGTTCACCTATTCGTTTAAGCAATTCTCTTATTTCTAGTTCTACGTCGTCGAGAGAATTGTAACGACCACGTAAATAGTTATACTCTTCATAATCTTTTGTACCGTTCAGAATAAGACTTTGTATGTCTTGTTTCTTTTCGGTAATGATTTTAAGTAGGAGAGAGGCTAATGCGTCATCCATTAGTAAACACCAGAAAACTTACCACCGTACTCGGCAGCACCCATACCTCTCGCTTTGCCTTTTCCCATACCTGGCTTTGGAGTTGTATTTGCATCAAATGATTTTGCTTTCTTAGTAACTAAGTTTCCTTTGTTAGAGTAAGATTGCTTACCATTTAAAACAGTCGGTGTTTTCTGATCTTTAATTTCTGTTCTCTTTATCATAGTTATAGCTCTTTTAATCCAATATCAATTAATTTTAGTTGCTTTTGTTGGTCAAGTCTATCTTTGGTAGTGTTATCTTTCATAATTGCAATATCGCGCGATGTATCAATACGTTCTCTGTCTATCTGATCTTGTCGTGCTTGTTCTACTGCTCTTTGTCTTTCTTTAGCTTCAAATTGTTGTTGATCTTGCGTTAATTGTTGCCCTTTCAGCGCAAGTTCTTGTTTTCTGATGGTGACGAGTGGATCTTCATCACCAGTCATTCCCACTTGAGCAGAAAACTCTAACATCAACTCAGTCATAATAGGTGCGCTGACTTGAGCCAAAATGTCGTCTGCTTGCGAGTTCATTTGTTGCGCCTCTACAGGACTTACTTGTTGAGCTTGTTGTTTCATCTGCTCATATTGTTGTCTCATTTCTGGTGGCATCTGTTGCAAAGCAATCATATCTGCTTTCATTTGTATATGTTGCATGATGTGACTAATTATATTTGCTTGCACTTGCGCGTTTGTTTGTACTGGTTGCAAATTAAGCAAACTAGAATGTGCTGCGATATGCGCATCGTGATTTTGTTGTGGAAATGCTTGCGCCATACCACCCATCAATAAAGTGCTGTTTTCCATGCCAGCTTCTACAGGCGATGGTTCTGATGGTGGTGGTGGCTGTAATAAACTGTCTATATTGTCTACACCCAAAGATGCGTACATTCTTCTGTATGCTTCATGCACTCCACCAGGGCCGTGTATTTCTGGGTTACTTTGAACTAATTGCATCATTTCTTGAGCCATCACGATTCTTTGACTTGTAGAGAATATATCAGGGTTACTGACAGGGAAAATGTCTACTCTACCATCAAAATCTGACTGTTTTATCTCATTTACACCGCCAGATACCTGATAAGGATAAACTGGTGGCAAACTATCAGCTAAAATGTCTGCCAACAGTCCAAATTCTTTCTTTTGCGCGTTATGTAGACGTTTATGTATTGCACTCAATACTTTTGTAGACTTTTCCATGAGTGCAAGCGTTGTTCCAACAGGTGCTTGTGAGTTGCCTTCGCCAACTGCAATTTCTGCAATCGAAGCAAACCTTTGACCTGACTGAACAAGTAGTCCTAATAGATTGAGTAAAGTGCCACTTGGCTCTTTGAATGGTAATGGCTGTATTGCTTCTCGTAATGACCCTGCTGGTGCATCTACATCTCTAAATTCACCAGGTTGTATAGGTTCATCTTCATTTCTGATGCGTATGCCTCTGGTTTTGAATCCTGCTGGTAGGTTTGATAGCGTTCCAGCATCAATTAATTGTCTCAAAATAGAGGTAGAAGCCTTGGATAGACCACCAATCATGTGAGTTAGACCAAATCCGTAAAATCCAAGTCCAGGTAGGAACTTAAAATGCACAAAATACTCTATTTTATTACGCATCGGGTCGTCTTCTCTAAAATTACGCCTGATCGCGAGTATATTTTCAGTATTTGAGTCAATTGTGACGATATATGGCAGTTTTACGCCTGTTTCTTCACCGTCTTCGCCCATATCTTCAAAGCCTTCGAGGTCTAAATTACAATGAACCTCATGCAAAACACACACTTCACCAGTATCGTATGATGGTTCTATACCTTCTAGCTTTTCTTTTTCACTTTCTAAGCCAGAATAGTTCTGATTTTCGTCATCTGGCTGTAAATCTAGCTTACGATAAAAGCCAATTGCTTGTAATTTACGTACATCATTCTCTGGCATCTTGATTACATGACTAATTCTAGGGCAAGACTCTAAATCGGTAGTGTAATAAGGAACTATCAAGTCTTCGGGTGCTATAAATTTGGATACTGGACGCTGTAGATTTTCATCGTAGTAAACTTTTTTAAATGCAGAGCCTGCGAGAGGTAGATAAAACAGCATTTGATCTAACTCCTCGTCGTATTCTTCCATCACATGCAATATTTCATAATTCATAAACTCACGCACACGTTGCGCTTGTTCTTCTATTACAGAATCGTATGCACCAACCACTTGAGTCTTGACAGGGCCACCAGCAGGTAATAGCTCCTTATATGCTTGCGCTTGGAATTGCGTAACGGCTTCTCCCAATAATGGATGTGTAACACCGCTTGCGCCTTCAAATGGTTCTGATCGGGTTTCATCAAACTTCATACCAAGATATTTCAATCCATCGGTATAAGTTTTTTCCCAATCCTCTCTACTTGATCTATCTGATTCGATAGCTGATGTTAAATCTATATATATTTTAGATAACTCTGATTCTGAAACAACTTCCGCAAGATTTTCTCCAAACTCAGAAGTCATATTCATTTCTTCTTCTGGCCCTAGTATTGCAGAACCGTCTTCTTGCATCTGGATATCGGATTCTTCTATACCCTCAATGACATCTATAATTTGATCCTCTTCAACGCTGGTAGTGTCTTGGCTTGTTGACATATCTACAATGTCAGGTGCTGGGTCTGGTGTTATACGCTCTATTGCCATTAGTAATAAATCCTTTGTCTTACGCCTCTGTCTTCATCTTCATAATCAGAAGCTAAACTTAAAAAACCACCTTCACGGAAACGCATGATAGCTTGGGTCATAGTATCACATAAATCGTCGTTTTTTCCAAAAGGAAAAGAAGCACACTCTTCGATCATCTCTTCAGCAAACATCCTGTTAGGTGCAAAAACCATTTCGGATTCAAATACAGGAGCTACCGAGTGCATACGAGAATGTTTGTCGTGACCTCTGGTTGGACTGTAATTTACTACAGGAATACCCATCCTTCTTAATTCATGTGTCAAAGGCGTACCAGATGCTTTGGCTTCTATTAGAACCATATCAGTCTCCCAATAGGTGTATTCACGCATAGCTACATCTTTCAGTTCTGGGAAGTCCCATCTACCTTTTTGACAGTCCAAAAGAATGATACAGTCAGTTCCAGTCTCTTCGTTTCTAAATACACCCCAAGTAGATATTGCAGAGAAGTCTGCCGTTTCTTTTCTTGAAAATGCGGTATCGTATGATTGCATAATGTATTGAACACTAGGTAAGGTTTCATGTTCCCATCTTTGCCACCACTCTCGTTTGATTATCGAACCCTCTTCAGCAGTCGGATTTTGCATCCATTGAGCGTTCCATTTAATACCAGGTAATGATGCTTTTACTTTCAGTAATTCTTCTTCAGGCCAATACTCAGGCCATAAAGGTTTTTCAGAATCAGGAAATATTGCAGGGAACTCAATTACTTCCCATTGATCAGCCATTGGTTCTACTTGCGCATCAAGTAACTTAGCAGTCAAATCAATCGCGCTCCATCGCGTCATAACAATAACAATTGCACCGTTTGGTTGCAGACGTTGACGAGGGCCAGAGGTGTACCATTCATACGCTGACTCTAATGCGGTTGGACTGAGTGCATCTTGTTCGGAGTGTGGGTCATCAATAATCAATAGATCCGCACCACGACCTGTAACCGCACCTCCTACACCTGCCGCGAAGTATTCGCCACCTTTATTGGTTTCCCAACGACCAGCCGATTTGTTGTCGGCTTGCAGTTTTACTTCAGGAAATATTTTTTTGTATTCTTCTTGATCCATCAAGTTACGGACTTTACGACCGAATCTTACTGCCAGTTCGCCTGTATGCGTAGTCTGCATAATTTTCATCTTGGGTTTGAGTCCCATAATGTATGAGGGGAAGAAAGTAGAGGCAAACTCACTCTTAGTATGTCGAGGTGGCATATTGACGATCAGTCGTTTGCATTTGCCTTCTGCGACTTCTTGGAGTTTCTTTGCGAAAATTTTATGGTGACTACCGCAGATAAACTCAGGCCATATTTGATTTATATAGTTGAAAAAACTACTTTGGCATTGTTCTTGTATTTGGTAGTTATCTAGTTTTTCTTTCAACATCAGAGCTTCTTTTAGCTCTGCTTCGGTAAGACTTGATAGATTCATTTATTTTTTTTTCTTAAAATTTCTCGTAATTTTGCAATATTTCTATCAAAATCTTCTTTTGTTCCCATTATGGATTTTTGATAATCATCGTGAATCTTCTTATCTTCTTTAGATATAGATTTGACCATCCTATCTGCTTCATTATTTTTTAATTGAGCTTCTCTGATATCTTTAGGGCTACGTGATCCTCTATTAAATGAATTGAATAGACTTCGCGCCTCTGCTCTTAACGTGTCTACTCTATCAAGTATTTTCTTTACTCTATTGAATACCGCGACAGGTGGTACTGCCATCATTGCAACATCTGTCGCGTCTTGAGGTAATAATATATTTGCAATTCCACCGCCTACGGTTTTGAGTGTGGGTGAAACTCTTTGAAAACTGCTTGGATCAAAGTCGTAATATTTTTCTGACTCCATAACAATTGTAACTGGATCAACTTTGGGTAAATCAGCCATTACATCATCTGCGATAATTCTGCATCAATTGGGTTTTGTTGCTGACCTTGTTCTACAATCGCTTGCATCACCATTGCAATATCTTGATCGCTGAGTCCCATTTCTTTGAGTGCAGCAATAATCTCTTCTTCGGATGCGCCTGATTGCATCATTTGCATTACCATATCCATAATCTGCTGTACCGCAGCCATTTCTTGTTGACTAGGTTGCATTTGAGGTGCTTCCATATCCATTGTTCCACGTGAAACATCTGCAAGTGCCATATCTATTTCACCGCCTTCGGCTTTCTCAATAACGCCTTTACCTATAAGGATATCTTTTTGCGTCACTTGGCCGTCGCCTGATAGGTCT